GTGTTCGCCTGCATCCGGTAACTGCTGCTGCCCTTCATCGCCATCGCTCATCTCCCGTAACCGCTTCATTTCTCTGTCAACAATAGCACGAACCGCCTGCGCGTTAGGCTTCAAGCCGTTTATCCGCATCTGCGCTTTCGCCCCGCGTGTCAGGTCCTGCCGAAACTGTCTCTGGCTCATTACGTATCTCCGCTCGTGTTGCTTCCCATCCTACAGGCTTAGGCTTGGTGGTTGGGTTTACCTGTGCCCGCTGCGTCATCAGCACGCTTGGCCGCTTAGCCTGAATCAATCCCTCTTGCAGCACGTCAACACGGCGGCGCTCCTGAGCCAACTGCGACTTGAGATAGTCGATCTCTGCAAGCATGTGAGTGCGCATGGGCAATAGGAATGCTATGATGTCGGATAGTTTCATGCGTACCACCAGAATTGAGAAGCGTCTTTCCATGCTTCGGTTATTTCGGGATCATTCACGAAAGACAGCAACGCTTTCTCTCCAACACCGTGAGATGCCTCTTGGTCTCCACCGGATTCTTCCGCTATCTTTTTTAGAATCGCAATCAACTCAGGCTTAGTCAATCCCTCCTCCACGATGGCATAACCACCGCCCTATCACGCTTAACCTGCTGCTTCCATACATGCTGCGCTGCAATCATCATACGGTCTTGCGGCGTCGCTGTCTCCATATTTTCTTGGTAAATATCATCGGTCGTCTTGCGTTTCGGACTCAGCATCGACTTCGTTAGGTACCGGCATGCATCGCCTAAGTCCTGCTCCAGCTTAGCCGCTGTCTTGTCAGTCTTCAGCACGTCGTCGAGGTCTTTCGGATCGCGCATTAGCACTGGTATAGCCTTCAGCAGTTCGGCGCACTCGCTCGATATCAGGATCGCATCGTCGTATTGAAATCTGTGCCCATCCTTGTCCACACCCCATCCGCATCCCTTCGTAGCCTTGAACAGCGATGACATCAAACCGTAGCCGCCCTTGCGATCGTTGTCAGCCTTCTGTGCGCCTACCACGCCACCTTTACGCAGCACCCGGCTCTGCTGATTGCCGATGGAGTTCTGATCGTCGGTCACCTCTTCCGGCGATAGGAAGTAGCTCTTGATCTTGGCACGCTCGTCGGCCAACATACAGTCGAGCACGTCCTGAGCCACTTCGGGTGCTTCCTTCTCATTGCACACCAGCTCGCGGTAGATGACGGTTAGGTTGATCGGCTTCGTCAAGTCCCAGCCCAGTAACTCTTTAGCCTCCGAAGGCTTCAATGCAATCCGCAGAGCCCACAGCGTAGCGCACCAGTGAGTCCTTCCCCAGTCCTGAGCCATCCAGTGATTAGCCCAGTTCCGCTTGAACTTGTCCACCAGGCTAGGCACGATGCGCACCGACTCCAGGTCAAAGCTATTGGCGAAGTATGCACCCTCAAGCGAATCCCAATCGCCATCCCAGTCTGCCTTCGCAATGACGGGATCGTCAGACGCTAGACCTCGCGTATACGGTCCACGCTCAGCCGCATACGCCTTGCGCTGCTCGTCGCTCCAGTGGTAGTAGTCGGCCTCGGTGTAGCCATCCTCTTCGAGCGCGGCAAGCACCCACTGTGAATTGTCCCATGGATTTACCTTAAGGAATGCATAGTCGGTCGGGTCTTCCGCAGCATTGAGCTCGATAAGGTGGAACCACTTGCGCAGCCACTGGATGCCGCTACCGCGCATATTGAACAGCAGCAGTATCTTCGCCGGGCGGCCACCCTTGCTACGGCAAGCCTTACGCATCTCGCGTATCTCGCGCTCAGAGAACTGCTCGGCTTGGTCAACTATGATCAGGTCGTAGTTGCCGGATCGGAATGCTTCCTCAACCGCATCGTAGTTCTCGGCGTACTTGAACTCCATGCGAGATCGGCCAACCCGCAACTGCGCTGGCGGTGACATCTTCAGGTTAGCAGCAAGCCATGGGAAGTCGCGCTTGATCGCCTCAAGGTGGAACGGCACAAGCTGGGCCTGCCACGTCCGCATAACCAGGCACACAGTCATGCCTTGGCGCTCATGCATCAGCGTTATGGCTACACGGTCAGCACCGGATGACTTTGCAGCGCCACGCCCGCCACCGACGCCGATAGTAGACGCCTCTGATTCGGTCAGCAGGCGGTAGATCTCAGATTGTTTCGGCTGTAGCTCGATGGATGGCATGGATTGGAGGTCACCTTCCAATAATTATAGAAATGGTCATACGATACGCTGCCCTCATGTACCAGCAAAATGGAAGACACCATCCCAGAAATATTATTGACAAGATCATGGTTAATATTCCAGAGAGGATAGCTATCGGATAAAGCACGGGAAATAGAATCCAGTTAATATGTCTCGTCATCCCTCCTTCTCCATCTTTCACATCAATCTTCCAGCCTTTGAACCATGCCGCGCAGACCGTGCTTCTGATCTCGGTGCCCCTTGTCCATCAGGCACTCGTACTGCGTTACATCTTCCCACCAGCGCTTGCCGCAGATCGGTATTTCAGCGGATACCGTCGTGGTCGGCAAATGTTCCATCCGCTCAAGCACACCCACATCAGCGACTTTGCCTGTACATATCTCTCGCAGGGATTGCATGTCAGGTTTGGTCGGGGAGGCCAGTGCGCTACGCTGGCGGTTGTCGGAAGGCTCCGGTAGCCTTACCCCGACGGCAGCTGTCTGCTGGGTCTGCGACTCTTCCCCACTCCCCGTATTGTTGAACGATCGCTTACGGCATTTGCTGGATGCGCAACGCTCAGGGTAAATCTCGCCTTTGATCCAGCGAAATCCACAATCGTCGCATTTCCAACATTCAACCCAAGCGGTGCTCATGGGTGCAGTATACCCTAAATGTAGGATCAAGTACACCCACTATTTTCCGATGTGCTTCACAATCAGCGGCGCATCCTCGTTGCCCTCGTGAACAATCTTCTCGCCGTACTTCCTGGGGTTGAGCTGGCCCGCACGCTTCATCAGCGCCTGGTAGATCAATTTGGATCGCTCAACGTTGTCAACGATCTTCTGCGAACTAAACGTGCCATCCTTGGTCTCGGTGACCGTATCAACTTTGCCTAATCTTGCCGTATGTGACTCATTCAATGCAGCATCAGCATAGGTGTCAGCCGATAAAATCCTCGCGCGTGCGGAGTCCTTTAAGAATCCTTCATTCTCACTCATCCACCTGTAAATCGTTACCAGTGTTGGAGTTGATTCGAACTCAGGTTCCGCTCTAATTGTGTCTAGGACGTGCTCCAGTCCCATACGTGACTCTACGAGACGTTCACAAATCTCATCTGCTATGCGCTGATCGAAGGGTATTGCTGGTCTGCCTGCCATGCGTGCATTATATCATTTACATAATAGTAGTGGACATAACCGTAATGATAGCGTACATTGACGTAATGGACAAAGAAATTATTAGCCAAGCAATGCGCTGGGTTCGATCTCAAGCAAATAAAGCTCCCCGCCCTAAGGTGATGCGTCCTTGCTCAAACTGCGGAAAATCATTTGGAGCAAGAGAGTTGCGGTCTCATAAAACTAATTGCAAAATAACTGTTGACACGCAACGGTAATGTACATTAGTATTGGTCTTGTTAGAGGAGATCGCATAATGACTTACGAAGAACCTATGCCAACAGAGATAAAGACGAACCGATCAACTGCTATTGATACTCATTACCATCAAGCAAAGTATGTCGAAGGAATTCTCGTTAGGGAATGCAATCAATGCGGTGAGGATCTTATGCACGAATCGCACCTGCGCCAAGCGGCCCAGATGTAGCAATTGTGAATGTCAGGAATGCAACAAGTAGCGCAGTCTAGTGATGTTGGAACGAGGTGAGAGATGAAAGGAATAAGTAAATGAACTGGGAAACAATCAAAACGAGCAAAGATGCGGTACTCGAAGGAGTTTCAATCGAGATTGATAAGTCCGACAGCAGCATAACCTCTGTAATCCTGACCGATGTAAATGGCCTAAAGTTGCGGGTTCGCATGGATTCGTATTCGATGAAGGTTGAAGTTCCCGCCAAGCCAAAAACTGAGAAGAAGTGGGAACTAAAGGGCGAGTTCAAGGGACTGCCAGTGGAGGAGAAGTTTGATAGCGAATATCAGGCCAAGTCTCGCCGCGATGAACTGGAATACGGCAACGAAGATATTGCAATCTCCGAAATTGAAGTAGAAATCCCCTTCTAACCGCCCACGCGGACTCCAGAGCGCAGCGTTGCTCGATCTCCGCTAAACCTGAAAGGAATCTTATGCGATACCTACCCGAGTTCATACCATACGCAGGCCAGCTTGAGCACGTAACTGAGGTAGTAAACCAGCTCCAGTGCGCCGGCGACAACGGCGATCAGGTGCTCATCTACCTGGCGCGTAAGTATAGGCTTAATGTGCCGCTGCCGGAGGTGAAATGATGTTTGATCCGGATAAGGTAGAGAGGTGGGATTCGGATGGGTCGCCTATGATTTCGTCGTACGACTCTAAAGCATTTGCTGACGGAAGATTCGTGCTAGCAAAAGACTACCATCAACTTCTAGCCATGTACGGTACAGTGTGCGAGCTACTGCGCATAACACAGAGCTACGTAGACAACCCACCCAAGCCATGAATCGAGGCCACAAATGCACCTGTTCTTCTTGCCCGACTATATCGCCGTATTGGTTATGATGGTAATCTTCCTACGCAACGCTTTCTCAAGCAAAACAGACGTTTAGCAAAAGTTTGGCGCGGTGGTCATGGTGATGCGCGAGATGCGCATACAAATTCCCATATGCGGGTGTTGCGAAACAACTACCGCGCCAATTCAAACATTAGGCAGCATCCCCCGCAACCGGCAGTGATCTGCAGCCTGTATCCTCTCCATTGACGTCCGCAACAGAACCTCCCTGTGGCGCTCTGGCTTGTCCACCAGCAGCGCCGCAGCACTGAGGGATACGATTACATCCCGCTCGCGGTCCTGCAGCGTGTAGCCCCGCTCAGAGAAGCGCAGTATCCACTCCCCGATGCGCATATTGGACTCTCGTACCTCTTTAGCCTCACGGACGCGCTGTTCCTCACGATATTCCGCAGGAGATAGCCTTTCTCGCTGCACGTAGAGAATATCCTTCCAAGTCAAACCCACTGCCGCCAGAATGTCATCCTTAGCGCAGCCAGCGAAGCAGTTCAATCCCACACGATCCTCATCCGCGTAGATTGCCAGCGTAAGGCTCTTGCCATTGTGTACCGGGCATCTAGCCCTCCATGCCTTACCCTCGCGGCGGTATCGATCGAACTTGCTGGCTATCTCCTCAGCCTGCATCTGGCTTCTCGAATACAGCCTCCACTAGCCCATGAGCGCACAGAGCTGCCAGCATATCAGTAGCGTCGTACAGCCAAACCTTCTCGCCCGTTGGATTTTCACAAAGTAGATGCTTGGGCTTAGGCCATCCCTTGCGCGGTAGAGGATTCTTCCCTTTAGTCCAAACGAGGGTCACTAAAGGCTTACCCGCCGATCTTTCGGGATGGTTGATGGAATAGACGCAGGCTGCCGCTAATTCTGGAACCGTCATAATTTCACCTTTCGCTCGAATAGGTTTGCTAGTTGCTCAGCCTGCACAGGAATATTCTCCAAAATGTTTCATGGATGCCGTTCGATAAAGCTCTATGCACTCCTCCATTGTTTCGCGATAGCCCAAATGTACATGCTTACCATCTACCTTAATGGTTGCTCTCCACTTTCTCTTGCATGGTCGATATGAAACTCCCTTATGACCACTTTTACTGTTTTTTTGCGTCCTTCTGTTTTGACCATTCTCAGGTGCGGTGGCGATTCTAAGGTTGGCGCGGCGGTTATCCAGAGTGTTGTGGTTGGCATGGTCTCCCTGCCGCTTGTCTCCAGACTCCAATCCCAAAATCTGACGATTCATTCTAATGGTGCCTTTTCGTGGTTCCGTTATGCTTCTCACAGCATAGAAACATCTTCCGGACGGGCTCCACCAAGCGAACCATTTCCATTGAGTTAGCCATTCGTAATCGTCAGCATCGACAATAGCGACTTGGCCTTGAGTGAGAGGG